GACGGAGAACCTCTCTGTTTTATTTTATTAACTACCAAGGTGGTAAGTTAATTTAACTTTAACAAATGGAGAGACAAATATGTCTAATCAAGTAACAACAGCTTTTGTACAACAGTATTCAGCTAATGTACAAATGCTATCTCAACAAATGGGATCGTTATTAAGAGACAAAGTTCGTCTTGAAAGTGTCGTAGGTAAGAATGCGTTCTTTGACCAAGTAGGTTCAGTAACCGCTGTGAAAAGAACAAGCAGACATGGCGATACTCCACAAATTGACACTCCTCATGCAAGAAGAAGAGTTTCTTTAGTGGATTATGAATTCGCTGACCTAATTGACGATCAAGACAAAGTGAGACTTTTAATTGATCCAACATCATCTTATGCTCAAGCTGCAGCTTACGCTATGGGTAGAGCTATGGACGATGAAATAATCAGTGCTGCAATAGGAACTGCATTTACTGGTGAAACGGGTTCTACTTCAACTGTGTTACCTTCTGGTCAGAAGATAACTGAAGGTGGAACTGATGGTTTAACAATCGCTAAGTTAAGATCTGCAAAAGAGATCCTAGACTTAAACAGCGTTGACCCATCAATCGCAAGGTTCATCATTGTGTCGCCTAAACAAATCACTGATTTATTAGGTACAACTGAAGTGACTTCAAGTGACTTCAACACAGTCAAAGCATTAGCTAATGGAGAGATTAATTCTTTCTTAGGCTTTAACTTTATTGTGTCAAACAGATTGAATACTACTGGTTCTAACAGACAGTGTATCGCTTATGCTCAAGACGGAATTGGTCTTGGCGTAGGAAAAGATGTAACAGCAAGAATAGATGAGAGAGCTGACAAAGGTTATGCAACTCAAGTTTACTACTGTGCGTCTTTCGGTGCGACTAGAATGGAAGAAGAAAAAGTAGTAGAAATCCAAGCGTACGAAGCGTAAACATAGGAGGATAATATTATGGCTAATGGAACTAATTACCAATTAAGCGAAAACACTCCTAAGGATATGGTAGACGTATCGCAATGGGGTGGAAAAGTAAGAGTACAGTATGACACTTACGAAGCATCTTCTTTAGCTGCAGGAACTATTTCTGTTGCTAAATTACCAGCAGGTGCAATCGTATATGATGTAGTGTTACACGCTGACGACATGGGAACAGGTACAACTGCGACTGTGGGTGATGCGAGTGATCCTGACAGATTTATTACATCTGTTGATACTGCCTCTTCAGCAACTTTAACTAGATTGAATGCTATCGCTGGTTTTGGTTATGAATATTCAGCTGCGACTGATGTCATCATCACAACTACTGGTACTTCAACTGGTACTTTCAAAGTAGCAATTTTCTACACAGTAGACTAATTGTAACTATGGGGGGTGGTAACACCCCCCGAGTTTATGAAAACAACTAAAACATTAGAAACATTTATACATTTAAGAAAAGGTGATTATGTTTATAGGTATGTGCTTGTAGATAGATTTAAGCATACCTCTAAAGCACACGAAGGATTTAATTTAAAAGAACAAAGAACCACAGATGAAATCTGGCAACAGCTTACACATCCTAGAAAATTAAGAAGAAAATATATACTTAAAGATGACAAAGAATGACTTTGATCCAAGAAATCTTGGTTTATATAAAGATCCTAAACAGTTATTGCATTTTCAATGGCAAGACGATACTAGGGTATATAGATATGCTTTGGTTGAAATTATTGACGAAAAAGATATTAATAGTAGAACCAAACAAAAGAAGAATGAACAAGGTCTAACCCAAGAGGAGATTTGGCAACAATATGGCATCAGTAGTAGATATTTGTAACGGAGCTTTAAACCAACTGGGTGCATCAACAATCCTTTCATTGACAGAAGATTCTAAGAATGCAAGATTATGTAATGCACGATACACTCAAGTACGAGATTCAGTATTCAGATCTCACCCTTGGAATTGTTTACAAAAACGAGTTCAACTTGCAGCAGATACTGCAACACCAGCATGGGGATTTACAAAACAATATACCCTCCCTACAGATTGTTTACGATTGCTCACCATCCTTGATTACGACTCAGACTACAAAGTAGAAGGAAGAAAAATTGTAACCGATAATTCAACTTGTAAAATTTTATATATTGCACGAATTACAGATCCAAATGAATACGATGAACTATTAAGAGAAACATTATCTGCAGCTTTAGCAGCAGACATTGCTTATGGAATTACTTCATCTAATCCTTTAACTCAAAATATGTACCAACTATTTAGAGATAAATTAAGAGAAGCAAGATTTGTTGATAGTACAGAAGGACAAAATACAAATCCAGAAAAAGGAATGTCAGATATTACAAGTACAGATACATGGATCAATTCAAGGTTTTAGTGTATGGCAAGAGTCGCAGCACAGCTTACAAACTTTACAGGTGGAGAGTTTTCACCGCGACTTGATGGTCGTAATGATTTAGCAAAATATTCTTCAGCTTGTAAAACTTTAGAAAACTTTGTGATCTATCCTCATGGATCTGCAGCAAGAAGATCTGGTACACAGTTTGTATCTGAAGTTAAAGATTCTACTAAATCAACAAGACTTATTCCTTTTGAATTTTCTACAACACAAACTTATATGCTAGAGTTTGGAGATCAATACATAAGATTTTATAAAGACAATGGTCAGATCTTATCAGGTGGTGTAGCTTATGAAATTAGTTCACCTTATTTAGAAGCAGAATTATTTCAAATTAAATATGCTCAATCTGCAGATGTAATGTACATTTGTCATCCTAATCATGCAGTCAGAAAACTATCAAGAACAGGTCATACCTCTTGGACATTGACACAAGTTGATTTTCAAAATGGACCATTTCAAGATCATAATATTACTGCTACAACAATGACTCCATCTCATACTTCTGTTGGATCTAGTGGAACTTTAACTTTATCATCAACGACTGGAGTTAATTCAGATCAAGGTTGGCTATCTACGGATGTAGGTAGACTTGTACATTTCAAAGATGGTCATTATAAAATTACAGGATATACATCAACAACAGTTGTAGATTCTATTTCAATAGTTGCACCTTCTTCTTCTTCTGCTTCTACAGATTTTGCATTAGGATCATTTAGTGATACTACAGGTCATCCTTCTTGCGTAACTTTCTTTGAACAACGATTGGTATTTGCTGGAACAACAGCTCAACCTCAAACGATATTCTTTTCTAAGTCAGGCGACTATGAAAACATGGATGATAATTATCATGGTACAGTTGCGGATGATGATGCGATTATCTATACGATTGCATCTAACCAAGTCAATGCAATACGATTTATGACAGCAACAAGAACATTGATTATTGGAACAGCTGGTGGTGAATTTACAGTATCAGGTGGAGCAACTGATGCAGCAATTACACCAACAAACATTTTAATTAAAAAACAATCTAACCATGGTGCAGCAAACTTAGATGCAGTCGCTGCAGGAAATGCAACTTTGTTTGTGCAACGAGCTAAAAGAAAAGTTAGAGAACTTGCTTATAACTTTGATGTAGATGGTTATCTTGCACCTGACATGACGATCCTTGCTGAGCATATCTCTGAAGGTGGAATTATACAAATGGCATATCAACAAGAACCTAATTCTATTTTATGGATGGTAAGAAATGATGGTCAGTTGATTGGTTTTACTTATCAAAGAGATCAACAAGTCACCGCATGGCATAGACATATCTTTGGTGGAGCATTTGGTTCAGGCAATTCAGTATGTGAAAGTGTAGCAGTGATTCCAACAGATGATAGCGAATATCAAGTCTGGGTGATTATTAAAAGAACTGTAAATGGTTCAACAGTTAGATATGTAGAATATTTAAATAACTTTGATTTTGATGAAACAGATGACACATCATTTAATTTTTTAGATTCACAACTTGCTTATGATGGATCGGCAACGACAACAATTTCAGGATTAGATCACCTTGAAGGACAGACTGTATCTGTTCTTGCAGATGGTGCAACTCATCCTGATAAGACTGTGAGTTCTGGATCTATCACTTTAGATAGAGAATCTGAAAAAGTAAAAGTGGGTTTACCTTATACTTCACTCTTGCAGACCATGCGATTAGATGTAGGTTCACAAGATGGAACATCGCAAGGAAGAACCAAAAGAATTTTTGATGTGACAATTAGAATGTATGAATCTATTGGTGTAGAGGTAGGACCAGATTTAAACAATATGGAGCGTATACCTTTTAGATCTTCAGCAGATGAAATGGATCAAGGTATAGGCGTATTTACAGGAGATAAAGAAGTGGAATTTAGGGGTAACTATGAAACCGATGGGTTTGTGTATGTTAGACAAACACAACCTTTACCTTTAACGATTTTATCGTTATATCCTAAATTACAAACTAATGACTAAACAGATACTACATATTGTGCCTTATACGAGATCGCATGGCACATATATACTATCACAGCAAATGAACCATGTACTTATGGATCGTGATGCACAGTTTGAAGGAGAGACAATGGAATTAGAACAACAAGGTTTAGCATTCACAGGATTGGTTAATGATGAACCTATCTTTGCTGCAGGAATGAAACCAATATGGAAAGGTGTAGCAGAAGGTTGGGTTTTGGCTACCGCCAAGGTCTGGGATCATCCTTTGTTAGTGGCTCGTGCAATCAAAAAAGATTTTGCTCGTGTTGCCAAAGAACATGGTTTATGGAGAGTACAAACTGCAGTAAGATCTAACTTTGCACAAGGTTTAAGATTTGCAAAGTGGTTAGGTTTGGAAGATGAAGGAGTGATGAAACAATACGGATTTGATAAAACAGATCACAATAGATATGCGAGGATTTTTTAATGGGTTGGCAAGCAGCAGTTGTTGGAGCGTTAGGTGTAGCACAATATAAACAGCAAGGCGCAATTGGAAAATTTAATAAAGCAGTTGCAGATCGTAATGCTGAAGGTGAAGAAAAAAAAATTGAAGGAATAGAAAATAAATTAGAATTTGATATTGCACAATTTGATAAAGAATTTAAAAAAATAGAAGGTCAACAAAGAGTTAGTCAAGCAAAAGCAGGAACAGAATTTTCTGGTACGGCTCTTAGAATACAAAGAGCTAATGCTGAAGAGGCAGCCTTACAAAGAGAAATATTAAAATACAATGCTCAAGTTCAAAAGACACAAGCTATAGAAAGAGCAAATGCTTTTCGTATTCAAGGTCAAATGGCTAGACAACAAGCACGAATGGCACAAATACAAACTGTTACACAAACTGCAAGTCTATTAGGAGGCATGGGTGGAGGTAGAAAACCTTCAAGTCAGTTAGGCGCTGGTGGATATGGAATGCAACAACCTGTTAATGGACAATATTTTGATTAAGGATTAATATGAAGATACCTACAATTACAGCAAAAGGATCAATCACTGCAGAAACAGGAGTGCAACCTATTACAACACAAGCTCCTTTATCTATGGCTAAAACACTTCAGCCGGTTCAAAAAGCTATTGCAGATTATGCGACTAAAGAAAGAATTATTCAGGATAAAACAGAAGCTATTGGATTAGAAAATGAATCTATTACTGAATTAAACGATGTTGTTTTCAAAGCATCAAAAATGACAAACAAACAAGAAGCAAATGCTTTTTTAAAAACTGAAAGTGCAAGAATCAGAGACAAATATAGAAACAGAGCATCAAGCAAAAGTGTTCAATCTATATTTGATAATAACTATTTAGCAGAAGAACAAAAACAAATTTACAAAGTGGATAATGCTGTTTTTAAAAATATTCTTGAAAAGAATGCAAATGAAAAATCTAAAAAAACAGAAAGAGTAATTGCAGAAGCATTATACAGTAAAAATCCTTTACAAGAACAAAAGTTAATTGATGATTTAATTAAAATAGAAAATGATGATATTGCTCAAGGTGACGACCAAAGAGCAATTAATATTGCAGCAATACCAGAAAAAATAGAATTTTTTAGAGCTAAAAAACAAATTACTGACGATCCGGCAAAAGCTCATTCTATGTTAACTGATGCAAGTCAATTTAAAGATTTATCATTAAAAGCAAGACAACAGTTAATTAGAGAAGCGAAGATATTAGCATCTCCTAAAATTCAAGAAGATATTAAAAATCGTTTAACTGGATTAGCAAATGGTAAAGATATTCCAATTGATGATGATGCTGTAAAATCAGTATTAGGACCAGTTGCATATAAAAATTACAAAGAAGAAGAGTCAGGACTGAAAAAAATCGTTGGTTTAAATAATGAAATACTTACATCTGAAATAGGAAAAGAAAAATCTATCGCTGATAAGTTTCAAGTTAGACCAGAAAA